CGGCATGGCTTTTTTTGTATGTAGATGAAAGCGTTTTAAAATGGATCCTTATTCCCGATTGGCAAATTAAACCTATCTTTGATAAATACAATAAGAAAATTGAAAAAATAATAAGATATTATGAAACTAAAGAAAATAAAGAAGACAATCAAAAAATAATGAATGTTGAAATTTGGGATATTACAGGTGTAAGAACTATAAAATATAAAGAAAAAAGCGGACTTGATGTTATTATGTCAGATGAAAAAGAAAGCCATTACAAAGACAGTATTTATTATAATGGAGAATTAGAGAATGAGGAATCAAAGAATTTACCTTTTGTTCCATTTATACCTCTATACAATAATAAAAACATGGAAAATGATTTAAATATGATTAAGGATCAATTAGATTTTTATAATATCATTAAATCTGGTTTTGTAGATAATATTTTTAAATTCCAAGATGCATTAATGAAGCTTCGCGGCTTTGCTGGTGATGATAATTTTTTGGAAACCACTAGAAAACAAATGCAAAAATATAAAATGATTTCTTTAAGTGATCCAGAGAGTGATGCAGATTATTTAAAAATTGATATTCCAGTCGAAGCAAGGGAAGTAATTTTAAATTCGTTAAAAGAGGATATATTTAAAAATGGTCAGGGATTAGATCCTGATAAAATAGGTGATGGAAATATAACTAATATAGTCATTAAAAATAGATATCAAGCTTTAAATATGAAAAGTGAAAAATGTATTAAGCAGATAAAATTATTTTATGGTAAGTTTATTGATTGTTTAAACAAGTTTTATGGTACTGATTACAACAAAGACATTGAATTTAATAAGTCAGTAAATTTTAATGAGACAGAAATTATTGACAATTGTGTCAAGTCAATGGATATAATTCCAATGGACTTAATACTTGAGAATCATCCATGGGTAAAAGATGTTAAGGAAGCTAAAAAACTAAAAGAGGAAGAAGACAACGCAAATATAGACAAGTTTAATCAAAGTTTAATTAATCAAAATAACGACAATAATTTATAAAAATTAGTATATTTTTGTATTAATATGCTATAATAGGGTTAATGAGACAGTTTACATAATTTATAATGTTATAAATTATGTAGGACGTGACTAAACACGCAAAAATGTATAACATGGCTATACATGTAAAATATGGAGGTTTAAGATGAGTGAGGCAATTAAAAAATTATTAGGTGATGAATTATATAATCAAGTTTTAGAAAAAAGTGGATTAAAGTCAAGTGAATTTGATTTATTAAAAAATTATATTCCTAAATCAAGATTTAATGAGGTCAATGAAATTAAAAAACAATTAGAGGGAAAAGTAACAGACTTTGAAACTCAATTAAATAATACAAAAAAAATGCTATCTGATAATGAAGATTATAAGAATAAATATTCTGAATTAGAAACTAAATTCAATGATACTATTGCACACAAGGACAAAGAAATAACTAATATTAGTAAAATGGCTATAGTTGAAAGTGAATTGATGAAAGCGGGTGCAAAACATACAAACTTGCTAAAAAGAGAAATAGACTTAGAATCTTTAAAGCTTGATGGTGATTCATTGATAGGTATAACAGATACTATCAACAAATTAAAAACTGATTATAATGATTTGTTTAAAACTACTAAACAAACAAATAATTTAAATCCTAATAGTGGTCAAGATGACGATCCAGCCCAAAATAATGAAGAATTAGGAAATATCAATTGGGCAGATAAATTTAAAGAATTTATTTAAAAAGTGAGGTTTTTAAGATGGCTAATACGGTCAATTATGCAAGTGAATACTTAAGACTGTTAGATTTAATATTTAAAAAAGAAAGTTGTACTAGATTACTAGAAGCAACAAAGTCTCAAGTTAGGCCCGACAAGGTTAACGCTAAAAATGTATACCTTAGAAAAATTAGTGTTGATGGTTTGGCCGATTATTCAAGATCGAGCGGTTTTGTAGATGGTGATGGCACAGTAACATGGGAAAATCACGCATTAACACAGGAAAGAGGTAGAAGATTTAATTTAGATGTAATGGATTCAGTTGAAGCTTATACAACTATCGCAGAAATAGCAGCGGAATTTACAAGAACTAAAGTTATTCCAGAATTAGATGCATATAGATTTTATAAGTTATATTCATTGTGTGGATCAAATGCACAAGCTACATTGACATATGACACAGTTATTAATGCTATTGATACAGGTATAGCTGCATTGGATGATTTAGAAGTTCCAAAATCAAACAGGGCTTTATTTGTTTCAAATGGTGTATATCAATTAATGAAACAATCAGGTGATTCATTAAAGGTTAGAATTACAAGTGGTATGAATCCAGTAATTGATAGGGATATTGAAATGTTTGATAAAATGCCATTAGTTCAAGTGCCTAGTGGAAGATTTAATACTTCTATTACTTTATATGATGGTACAAGTGGCGGTCAAACTGCTGGCGGTTTTGTAACTGCTGGATATGATATTAATTTTATGATTATTCCGATTGATATAGTTGCGGCTGTTGTCAAATATGTAAAGCCTGGAATCATATCACCGGACGACAATCAAAGCGCGGATGCATTTTTATTCAAGTATAGGTTATACCATGATTTATTTGTTGCTGATAATAAAGTCAATGGAGTTTATATACACAACAAATCTAGTTAAAATATTTACATTAAAGGAGTGGTAAGTTTTGAGTATGATAAATAATTTAATTAAATATTATGCAAAAGTAACAGATGGAGCATTAAAAAACTTATCACAAGGCAAAACTTATTATTTAAAAAAAATGTTGACTAATCATTCTTTTATGCAAGCCGCGGAAAGTTATTTTTGGAAGCATACAAAAAGTAAAGAGGCTCAAAAATTTATTGATGAGTATAAAAGTAAAATGAACAATATGTATGTTCTTGCCAAACTTGACTATAACAATGTTTTAAAAAAAATAAAAATAGCCAAGGAAGCTAAGAACGATAAATTAGTTCAAAAACTTTTAAATGATTATGCTAACCGCGGCATAACAGGATTTACGGCAAAAAATGGGGCCAAATGGAATATAGAAACTTATAGCAACATGTTGACGGTCCACATAAACAATGAATTGGTAAGATTAGCAGAGACAGAAAAAATAAAAGCAAAGGGTAAAAACCTTGTTAGAATTTCAGATCATAATACGATATGTGAATTATGTATACCATATGAGGGAAAAGTTTTGACTTTGCAAGAATTAGAGGAAGCTAAGAAAAAAGGTTTATATCATCCGAACTGTAAACATTTCCACATGGAGGTTAAATGATGAATGACATAAAAATTCAAAATAAAATGTTAATTATTAAAGCTACCGAAACACCTTTAAGAATGTGGAAAAGACGTTTAATTGTTGCTTTGACGGATGATGAAAAACAAAAATGTAAAAGCATGATAAAAAAGTATAAATAGAAGGTGAGAAAATGGCATATACTTTTATAGGTAAATTAGATTCAATTGGGGATAGTCTATCAACTATTGATAGTACAGCCTCAACTATAGGAAGTACAGCGGTTGTGTTAGATTCAATCACGACCGAACAATCAACAAACGTTTCAAAAATAGGAAGCTCAGCCGATGTTATAGATAGTGTTGCAACTGTTCTTGATAGTGTTGCAAGTGATGTTAGTACCGGATCGTCTAAGACTGATAGTGTTGGAACTTTAGTAAGTACTGGCAATAGTAGCGCGGCAAGCATAGGGGTTTTATTATCAACTGGCAACAGTAAAACTGACAGCGTAGGTACTTTAAATAGTACTATTATAGTTAAAGCTGACTCAATCGGAACATTGCAATCAACTGGCAATAGTAGCGCGGCAAGCGTAGGGGTACTATTATCAACTGGAAATAGTAAAGTTGATTCAGTTGGAACTTTAGTAAGTACTGGTAATAGTTTAATAGGATCAACAGTTGTAAAAGTTGATAGTGTTGGTACGGCGGCATCAACTGCCAATAGTTCTAATTTATCAGCTATTGGAAGTGTGGGAACTCTACAAAGTACAGGTAATAGTAGCATAGCAAGTGTTGGTGTATTGCTTTCAACTGGAAATAGTAAAGTTGATTCAGTTGGTGTTTTGGATAGTACTATTATAGTTAAAGCAGATTCAAATGGTACATTAAATAGTACTATTATTGCTAATATTTCAACATTATTATCTACTATGAATAGTAGTTTTGTTGTTACTGATAGTAAAATTGATTCAGTTGGTGTTGTAGCAGCTGGATAATAGAAAAGTAAAAATAGGAGGTATTTCATGTATATTGGGCATTTTGCGCCGTTCGCTCCTTCTAGGTGCGGATTGTATGAAGCGGCGCGCGATATGGCAAAAGCTGATCTTTTAGCGGGCCATGGTGTTTTATTTTTTGATACTGGAATAATTACAGGTAACAAGCAAGACCAGCCGCAAGTTGGAAAACAAGATAATAGAGCGGGTTTTAGTATTAATGTTAGTAGTTTAAACGAGATAAATAATTTAGATGTGATTATTGCACATACAGGAATTAATGATAATTGGATTGTTAAAACTGAGGTTCCTATTGTTTGGGTCGTTCATGGTAGACCGCTGGCATGTTTTAGACCCGAATTAATGGGTAAGAATAATTCATTTTCCTTGTATGAAAATATAAGTAAATGGCCTAGGGTTAAAAAGATGTTGTATTTTTGGCCTGAATTTACGCCATACTGGAAAAATGTGTTTCCAGAGAGCAAATTACATTGTCTTGAATATCCTTGTGTGGATAATGCTAGATTTTGCCCAGATGGCAATAAATATGAATTTAAATCTAAGGGTAAATATAATATTTTATTATGTGATTCAATGAGAGAAGACATTGACAACTTTGAGCTTGTTAATGGATTAATCGAAGCTGTTAGACAATTTCCAGGATTAAAAATACATTTTTTTGGTAGTTTGGACCTTCCATTGCCTAATTGTTGGAATATAGTATTAAATAAATTAAAAGATCTTGGTGGGTTAGGTGATATAGTAGGAAGAATAACAAATATTGAGGATGTTTATAGATCTGCGGATTTGGTGGCATCACCAAACAGGATAATAACAAGAACTATCGGGGAGTCGATTTTGTGTGGTACTCCTGTATTATGTCAACAAGGGAATAAAGTTGGTACATATCAATGCGATATTGCATATACAAAGGAAGTTATTGAAGCTATTAGACTTTTTATTACACACAAGGATCAAAACATTAACTTTGTTGAAGAAATGACAAAGCTTCATAAATTATTTTCATTTGAAAATTATTCAAAAGAAATGGATGTGATATATAGTGATCTATCACATAAACAGAACCGGAAAGTTCATGAGACAATTAAGGCAAAATGAAAAAAATGCACTTGAGGCCGTTGGCCGCTTTTGTGTTGGAAAAATGGATCATTATGTTGCTGTTGATACTGGATATCTAAAATCTAGAAATGAATATGTAATATCAAAAAATGAATTATATTTACAAAATGACTGCTATTATGCAAAATTTCAAGAGTTTGGAACTTATAAAATGCGGGCGCATCCATTTATGAGGCCGGCGGTTTTAAATCATAAAACCGAAATAGCCCGCATAATGGCGGATGAATTGGGGCGTGATATTTAATGAACAAACAAGATTTAAAAGAAAATATAAAGGCACGTCTTGAGGCTTTAACTGGTTGGATTGCATATGATGGTAATGTACAAATTACCAAGGTTTTGCCATATATAATTTATAATATTGGGCATGGTGATTCATTAGTTAGGGGTAGAGTAGACAGAAATTTAGAGATACAATTTTGGATTGATTCTAATGATAATACTTTGCTTGATGAAAAATCAGATATAGTAAGAAAAGGTAAGTATTTAGGTGATACATTATTAGAGCCCGGTTTAGATAGAAGTTACGGAAATGAGGGCGAAGACATAGGATTTTATAATTGCTTTCATGATTGGGAGGATTACATTGATGTTGATGAGTCGAATGTGTCAAGGTTCGACCAAAGATATGTATTACATGTATATGGATAGAAAGGGGGAATATCAATGAATGGTGTTTTTACTCATGAAACTCCATCCGCAAACGACATTATATATGGAGAGTTCAAAATATATCATAATTACGATACTCCAAAAGAATTATTGGTCGGAGTTGCCAGAGGTGGGTTAGTTGTAGAATGGCCTAGAACATTACACAAAGTAAATTGCGATGGTGTTTATGGTTCTATGTTAGATGAAGATGGCGTTCCAATGATAAGAACTATTGAATTTAGTCCAAAAATAACGGTACAAATGTTATATTTAAGATATTTTAATATAAAAAATATTACTAATGCAGAGGCTGACGATAATTGGGAATCTGGAAATTGGGCTGGTGGCGACGGTGCTTACGCCGCAGAAACTAGCATAATACAAACTGGTATACAGTCAGCTAAATTAACAGGAGATGCCGACGGTGAAGGAATACATGAAGTTTTTTCGAGTTCTTTAGATTTAGAAAATTATGCGAATGGTGAAGCTGGTACAACAGCCGATAAAATATGTTTTGCAATCTATGTTACAACCGCCGAACTTGCAAAATTAGATACAGGATTAAAATTAAAACTTCATTGTGATGCCGAAGAAACGGAAACAAGTTATTATTATTATGATATTGCTAAGGCTTCTTTAACTGCCGATCAATGGACAAATTTTACTATTGCAAGGTCAAGTTTTACAAGTGCGGCCGGTGGATCGGAAGATTGGGGAGCAATAACAGGTATTAGTTTAGTTTTTGATGGTGCTCCAAGTTCGGAGGCTTTTGTATATATTGATAGTGTTAGTATGTTAATGACAATTAGTGATGATTCGGATGCGTTTTCGGCTCCAATAGAAGGACAGGGCGGAAATTGGACATATACAAATGAAACAACTTACAAAAAATATACTCCAAAAATAAATATTGAGGACAATGATTTTTTAGACAATGTTACAATTATAGGAATAAAGCATGATGGAAAAATGATAAAAGTAATACAAGACAATAGTTTTAATGATGGGAACATTGATCTTGCTATGGGTGAGAAAGATGAAGTTGTAGTTAACACGCAATATACAGCCCATTATTTCCCATCAAAGGGGTCTACTATACCGGTTAGAATAAGAGAGTATACAAGTTAGAAAGGAGTTGATTTTTTATGTCACAGGGTGTATTTAGTCCAGCACCAATTAAAAAAGCCCATTATATTTGGCTAAAAGAGGGAATTGTTTACGGAAATTACGGGACAGATAATTATAATATTGGTGTAACTAGAAATGGGTCCAGTTTTCAACTTGTAAATACTATAAAGAGAATTAATGTTGATGGAGCATATGGCCCAATAAAAAATATGAGAAGAGTTACACAATGTTATGGAACATTGACTATTAATTTTTTAAAACTAACTTATACTAATTTAGCATATGGATATAACATAACAGTTAGTGATGGAACAGACAAAGATGGAACATATAAACAAATTCAACCGCGTTTAGGTTTTGAATCGACTGATGTATTAACTAATATTGCTTATGTTGGTCAAAAAATGGATGGTCAAAATTGTATTATTTATGTAAATAATGCTTTAAATGTTACACCAAACACTCAATTCCCACTGACTGAAAAAGACGAGGTTGTTAGTCCCATGATGTATGAGGGTTTTTACAGTTATAGCACGCCGACGACCGTACCTGTGGAAATTTGGGATTACATTCCAACATAAAATAATATACAATAAAATATATATATATAATGGGCGGCCTTGTGTTTGCCCATAATTTATAGGAGGTTTTATTCATGAGTGAAGAAATAAAAAAATTAAATTTTCAGCAATTAATTTTATTATCAAAAATATTAAAAAAAATGGGTCTAAAAAATAATCTTACTAATTTTATTTTTGGAAATGAATTTGATTCATTATTAAAATCAATGAATTGCAATACAGAAGATAAGCAAAATATGATATTTATTAATATAGCAACATTTTTTATCGAAAATATGCATCTAGCAGAAAATGACATTTATAATTTAATGGCAGATGTAAATAATTTAAAAGTAGAAGATATAAAAAAATATAATATAGATGAAATCATACCATTAATTTATAAAATTATGTATGGAAGTTTTCCAAATACAATAGGTAAAATGTTGATGCTAAACTTAGAACACTTTAAAAAAAAGATGTTTTTTATAATAAATATGATACAAAAAACAGAAAAAGCAAAGAAAAAGAATGGATAGAAATAATTTTAAATTCTTTAGAATTTTTTACAGAAGATAATATAATTGAACCATTAATTAATAATTATAAAGATTTTGACTATGTAAACTATATATTAAAAGAAGATTTTGAAATATCATACAGATTGTTTTTAAAAATGATAGAAAGAGAAGAAAAAAAACACGAGGAAAAATCACAAGATAGAGCATTTTTAATGTTTGTACATGAAGGCAAGCAAGGTTTAACATTCGGCGATTATTATGAAGATTTAAAAAGACAATCCGAAAATGTGAAAATGTCAATTGAAGATAAAAACAATGAGGAAATGAGAATTTTAAATAAATATTCAAATATGAATACAAAAGATTTAAAAAGGAAGGAGTTTTAAAATGATTAGTTTAGAGGAAGTTAAGACATTATTACAAATAAGTGATAATACAAAAGACTCTTTGATTAATTCTTTGATTCCTAAATGTGAAGACTCAATAATAAAACATTGCAGAAATCACTTTTTACATGAAGATTTTAATTATATTATGAGTACTTCAATATCATTTAATTCAAGTGAATATAAAATAGAAATGACTAATATAGAAAATTATGATTTATCTATCAATAATTATATTAGAGTTTATGGTAGTTTAATGAATGATGGTGTTTATTTAATAGATGAAATTGGGACAGGATATCTAAAAATAAATAGTTTAAGAACTTTAAAAGATGAGGATTTATCTAGAAGTATTGTTATTTGTTTGGTTAATTATCCAGAGGATTTAAAAATTCCAATATCTCAAGCAATAGGCTATAGGTTAGAAAATTTTACTCCTGGGGTAAAAAGTGAATCTATAGATGATTATAGTTATAGTTTAGCAGATACTAAAATGGTAAATGGTTTACCTTCGATGATATTAGGTGACTTAATTGATTATAAACACGCTTATTTATATGATTTTTTCAAAGTATATAATATTTGTAGGTGGTGGTAAAAATGGCAAGAGGAATTAGAAAGTTCTTTGTTCCTTGTGTGAGGAAAAGACCAGTTTGGGATGATACAGACACAGGCAGGCCAAAAATAACATCATATGAAGATACTAATATAAATGGGTATATTGGAAGCCAAACAGATATAACAGGATATACAGCGGGTAAATTTACAGTAAAAACGCAATATAATTTTTATTGTGATGATTTTAATATTAAAATGGGTGATTTTTTAGTATATGAAAATAATACATATGAAATAGCGGGAGAACCAAAAAATACAGCACACAAGGATAATCATATTAAAATTATGGTTGAAAAGACTAAAGAAATAAAACAGTATTAAGGAGGTGTAACTTATGGCTCAGGAGATATTTAGAGTTTATGGAAGTGTCGCCATTAGAGAAGATGGCGACATTGAGCAAAGAATGAATGATATCGGTAATTCAGCCGAGGGGTCAGGTAATAAATTTAAAGATCTTATAGAAACTTTTGGAGGGGTTGAACTTGGGGCCGCTGCATTAGCTGGAACATTAAGCACATTAGTAATTGCGGCATTAAAAGAAAGCTGGGAATTTTCGCAAAAATGGAAAGATACATTAGGAGACCTCAGTTTTGAAACTAATGCTACAACTGAGGAAATGAAAATGTTCAACCAATCTATGCAAGATATTTATTTAGGTGGATATGGTGAAAATATAGAAGATGTTGCCGATGCAATTGCAGATGTACATAGGCAAACAGGGGCAACTAATGATGCATTAGATGAACAAACAGAAAAAACAATGGCTTTAAGCGATAAATTAGAGACTGATTACGGAGAGACAATTAGAACAGTCGATAATTTAGTAAAAATATTTGGAATGACTCACGATGAGGCATTTGATTTAATAGCAAGAGGATATCAAGAAAATTTAAATGTTGGCGGCGACTTATTAGATTTGTTTAATGAGTATTCTGTAAAATTGGAACAATTAGGATTTGATGAAAATGATATGTTAAATATTTTATTAGAAGGTCAAGAACAGGGAATATTTAACTATGATCTTCTTTTAGATGGAATAAAAGAATATCAAATTAGAGTTATGGAATTGGCTGAGGATCAAAAAGGTAGCAAAGATTTTTTTAAAGAATTAGGTCTTAATGTAAAAGAAGTCAATCAAGCATATAAAGAAGGAGGTCAAGCCGCTGAAGATATGAGTATAAAGATTTGGGAGGCTCTTGACAGTATTGAGGATCCATTAGAAAAAAATAGAATCGGAACGGAATTATTCGGTACCATGTGGGAAGATACAGGGGGTAAAATAAGTGATGCGGCTTTAGGTGTTCAAAGAGATATAACAGCAACAAAGGGAACCATGGATAAATTAATAGAAACAAAAACAGATACTTTAAGTGAAGAGTGGGAACTATTTAAAAGAGATTTTGAAGTAAACAAATTAAAACCATTGGGAGAAATGTTAGAAGACCTTACAAAAAAAATTATTAAATTTTTTAATGAATCTAATGTAGCTATAGAAGATGGTTTGGATGATTTTGATGATTTGCTTGATGATTGGGAAGAAGGAGCAAAGAAAAAATTTAATGAATTTAAAAAATCTGCATTAAAAATATTAGGAGATTGGAAAGAGGACGCTGTAGATGAATTTAATGATGCCATGGATGAAATGATTGATAGTATAGATAGATTAGTTGATTTTTTTATTGGGGTAAAAAAAGATTTTGATAGTTTTACAAATGGAATAGCCGACGGTTTTGATGGAATTGTCGATTCTGTAGGAAGAGTTATAAACAAAGTCGCAAATTTAAAATTCCCATCGCCTCCGGATTGGCTCCCCGGTTTTGCTGATGGTGTTAGGAATTTAAGTACAGATACATTGGCAGTTGTAGGAGAAAGAGGACCGGAATTAGTATATTTGCCTCAAGGATCTTCGGTTTATAGTAATGAAGAATCAAAGCAAATGATTAATAATGCACAAGGATATAATAATTTAATACCTGGACAAAAAACAGAGCAAATTATAATAGAAAATGTCATAATTGATCCAAAAAATATTGAAGATATGACAAGCTTTATTAATATTATAAATAATTTTAAAAATACTACTTTATCTTATGGGGGGTGAATAATCGTGCCTTGGGTATATAGCGTAGGAAGTGGAACGCCGCCAACATATACATGGAGTGGTGTTAACACATTAAATCAACATGCATCGGCGGTAAGTTTGCCTTATGATTGTGCAGTTACTCAGTTAAAAGTATATGCCGCAGGAAATGGATCAAGCGTATCAACTAGGTTTGCAATTTGGAACGCCGGGGGATCAGTTTTACAGCAAACTAGCACTTTTAGTATGGGGTCAGGTACTCAAACACCAGGTGGCCAAGATTGGCACACTAAAACAATAACACCTAAATATTTATCTAGTGGTACTTATTGGGTCGGTTTATATAGAAATCCAACAGGTGGACATATAGCCGGAACAGTTTCAAGCGGTCAAGACGCTTATAGGAAAACTAATACATCTAGTTTTCCAAGTATATCAACAATGTCAGGATATTCTACACATTCAGGCCGCGAAATGTATGTTGGGGCTTTTTATATAACTGCTCCAAGTGCTCCAACAAGTTTATCAGTCTCTAGAAATAGCGATTCTAGTCAAACAATAACATGGACTAGAAATTCATCCAGCGATCAACCTTATGATAATCAATATTTATATAGATATGACAATGTCACATTATCATATTATTTAAAAGCAACGTTATCAGGTTCGGCAACAAGTTACACAGATACGTCAACAAGAGCAAACAGACACTATATTTATAAAATTAGGGCAAAAAATACAGCCGGATATTCAAGTTATTCAAATACTGATGATATAAACACAACGCCTGACTCACCTTCTAGCGTAGAGGCTGTAAGAGTAGGGACTACGGTCGAAATAAATTGGGAAGATGAGGCAAGAAATGAAGATAATTTCACAATACAAAGAAAAACTTCAACGGATGGTATTTCATGGGGAAGTTATTCAACTTTAAGTAGTAGTATAGCGGCTAATAGTGAAAGTTATACAGATAATAGCCCGGCAAATTATAATCAATATAGGGTTAAAGCGACAACTACAACACCAAACGCTCTTTCGTCTGATTATGTAGAAAGTAATATAGTTCAAATACTTGTATATCCAAACCCTCCGACTAATATTGAGCCTGTTGATTATGAAGCAATTGACATTGATGGACCTATACCGATTTCATGGACTCATAACCCACAAGATGGATCCGAACAAACATATGTTAGTATAAGATTTAGAGAAGAAGGGGGAGCATGGTCTTTATATTTAAATAAATATGCTACTTCTGAGGGAAGTATTAATATAAGTACTTCATCTTTTTCGGTTGGTAGATGGGAATATGAGGTTAGAACTTGGGGAGCCGCTACAACTGGGGGAGAGTCAACGGATGGCTCCGGATATTATGAAGGATCCGGATATACTTTGGGAAGCTTTACATTAAGCACTCCACCAGAGGGAACAATAACAACACCTAATGGTATTGATGATTATGCCTATAGTTTTTTGACTATAGAATGGTCATATAGTCAAGATGAGAGTAATGTACAAGTACAATATGTTGCATCGTTGTATGATGAAAATGATATACTTTTAGAAACAAGACAGGGCTCAAATGATGCAACAACAACAACTTTTATAACAAGATTAAGTGATGCAACTAATTATAAGGTTAGTTTATTAGTTAAAGAATCAACTGGATTATGGAGCGAACTAGACGAGGTTGAGTTTACAACGGATTTTTATGTACCATCTACTCCTACAATATCAATTGAAGAAGGTCAAGACGGAACGGCTGTTATTACTATAGATAATCCGAGTCCAGAAGGTGACGAAGTAGCAACGGAATACAATGTATTATATAGGTCTGTTGATGGTGGTATTACTTATGAAATTGTACAGGATGAAATTGAAACTAATACCGCAGTAACTGATTATATACCATTAATTAATGGAACTACTTATTATTATGTTGATGCTATAAGTGCGACGCCTTCTATTGCTTCAAGTTCATCCGACTCAATAACAATATCAAAGACAGGGGAATTTTATTTTAATACGGGAACAAACTACGAAGACTATCTGAAAATAATTGGTGATACTTCATTAAATGAAAGGATTGGAATTGACACAACTGTAAATAAATATGAAGGCAGAACATACCCAGTTGAATATAAAGGAACATTAGAACATCAAAATATTAGTTTTTCAGGTGATTTATTAATTGATAATTATGATGATGTTTTAATTATTTTAAATAGTAATTCTAATATATTTTATCGTGATTGGTTAGGGCGATGGTTCCCTATTTCGATTATTGATGGAAATGTAAGAAAAAAAGATAATGAAGCTTACCAATTGAGTATAACTTTTAATAGAATCGAGGTGGAATAATTGGCAGAGGCAGAAATAAAAAGATTTTTAAATGAAACATATGTATCAAGTGGAGATAATGACGGATATGTAACTTATGATACTCTTGACTTTTCAAAAAATACACAATTTTTATTACTTGGATGGGATATATATTATGATGATGGTGATTGCGATATATTTATAGGTTTTGATAATATAGACATTCCACAAGGTTCTAATATTGTTAGTGCTTCATTATCTTTTTTTTGGACAAGAATTGATAACGGATATGTAGAGACAGAATTACATGGGAATATTGATTACAATATTCCCACAGATTACAGCGAATTTAATGCAATGACACCTACTGAAAACTTTATTAGTTTACATCAAGATGATTATGCTGATTGGCAAAACGCAGAATATGAAGTTACTAACATTGTTCAAGAATTAATTAATCGTGGAGATTGGCAAGCATTAAATAATATTGTTTTCTTTACAACAAATACACAAAAAGAAACTTCTGATAGTGGGGCAGATATTGATAGTTTTGAGACTGCAAGTTATCAAAAACTTACTATCAAATATGAACCACCAGTTGAATATACTTTAGAGCAAATTTTGCAGGATAATAGGTTAGAGTATTATGAATATGAAAAATTAAGTTTATCAGATGGTGAATATAATCACGCCGGATATTTAGAAAACTTAGTAAGACCAGGCGGTGATATAAGTATTAATTTTGATAGAAAAATAATAGGAACTTGTAATCTAACTATAAATGATAATGCAAATTTAAATTATTTATCAGATTTAATAAGAGTATGGTATTGTACAGTATATAAGGAAATAACATATAAGTTCCCACTTGGAACTTATATGTTGTTATCACCAACTAGATCAAGCGATGGGAAGGTTATTGAAAGGCCAATTTATGGGTATGACCTTACTTATGCCTTGCAACAAGATAAAATTACAACATCGGTAACTTATTCGGCCGGAACTAATGTTGTAACAACAATAGAATCTATTTTAGATAGTGTTGGCTCATGGGTTATTTATAATATACCAGCATCTTCCGAAACACTTGCAGAAGATGCTAGTTATGAATTAGGCAAAAGTAAATTATTTATTGTAAACAGTTTATTAAATAAAATAAATTATTATCCAATTTGGGCAAGTGGAAAAGGTATATTTAGATCCATGCCATGGTCTGAAATTCCAAATATTATTTGGAATTTCAATGATGATAGCAAATCATTGTATGCATCTGGAATATTACAAAGAAAAGATTATGCAGATATATATAATAAGGTTGTGATTATAGCAAGGCAATTGACTCAAGATACAGAACCATTATACAAAGAGCTTACTTTTGAAGACATTGATTTGGAAGATATTGATTTTAGTTATACTAATATTTCAAGGTATATAACAAAAGTCTTTAATAGTGAAGCAACAAGTCAATCTTATGTTGACAGCCGCGCAGAACGTGAACTAAGAAAAATGACAGAAATCGAAGAAAGCATAAATTATAAACATGCTTTAGTCTTTGGAAGGTTTAACGATGGGATACCATTCAATGGTGATTGTTTTAATTTTAAAAATGAATTGCTTGATTTGGATTATACATACAAAATTGAAAGTATGAAAATAACATTAAGTACCGGAAAACTAGTTAACTCTATCATAAGGAGGGTTGTAGATGATACATGATTTTTTTAAAGAACTAAATAAAAACAATGAATCAAATTATTTGACTGGAACAGTTTCAAATTTAAACCCTCTACAAGTAAAAATAATACCGACAGATGATTCAATTAATGTCGTCCCAACTAGTAATTTACATGGTGTTGCTCTTGGGAGTAGATTATTATTGACAAAACTTCAAGATCAACTTATTGCTTTGTGTGTGATTCAATCAAATTCATATCCAATAGGATATATTGACTATGTAATAAAAAGTGCCGACACGTCAAGGAACAGCACTACAACCGTTTCTAATGATCCTCACCTCGTTTTAACTCTACCTCCATATGGAATATATGAAGTCGATGCATGGTTTATTGTTGCGGCCGACTCAGTCGATCCAGATATAAAAATTGACTGGGATACTTCAAATATAACGGCATTAATGGGGGATGGAAGAATAGTACTTGGTCCATATACTGGAATGACAAGTTATGGTAATATGACAATGCTTAACCAAAATTATGCACTTAGTAGTGATGTTGGTTTTGGTGTTGATGATAGCGGAGAGATAAGTATTTGGGAAAAAATGTTATTAAGCACTGATGAAGATGCTGGAACTCTTCAAATGAGATGGTCACAGAGGGTAAATAGTGCAGACAATACAATACTAAAAAGTGGTAGTTATTTAAGATTTATAAAAATTAACCATAATTATTAGTTGTAGGAGGTAAAAAATGATAAGTATAGAAGAATTAAAGACATACACACAAGAGGAATTATTATTATTATCAGATATGATAAATGAAATTCTTTCAAAAAAAACAAATCTAGTTGATGAATTTTTTTCTAATTTAGATACATCAACATTGGACAATATAACTGTTCAATCTATATATGAAAAATATCTTGATTGGTGCAATAATTCAAAAGTGCCATGTATAGATAAAAAAATATTTTATAAAGTTTGTCATGATTATATTACAAAGTATAATATTAAATTAACTGTAAGGAAAAAAGAAAAACCAGAAAAAGAAAAAAAACCAGGGATTGAAACATCAACAGAAAATAAATAATAAAATAAACCTAGCAAAGTTTTTGCTAGGTTTATTTTATTTCCTTGCTAATATCATATTTTAAAATATAATATTTTGCTTGCTAACTTTCTTTAACTTGCTTGATAAGTTTTTAAAAACTCTGCTAATAGCTAAAATACTAATCTAGCAAAGTTAAACCTAGCAAAAATTTTTATTGCTAACTTGGAACTTTAGCAAAAAAATAATTGCTTGCTAACTAAAAAGTTTTTTTGCTAGGTTTAAATAATATTATTTCCTGGTCCAACTCTAGCAAAAAATTTTCTTCTAGCAAAAAATTTAAATCTGCTAGACTTGAAATTTTATTTAAATCTATCATAAAAAAAGACTCCTTTTATTTTTATTATAACACGATGAATGATATAATAATAAAAAACAACAAGAGGTGTTAAGATGGAATATGATGAAATAACAAGATTAATAGAAAAAGAAATAGAAACGATATATTATACCGTCAGCGATGCCGCAAAAGTTCTCAAGGTAAGTCAAAGTACTATTAGAAAATATATAAGAAATGGTAATTTGAAAGCATTTAAAATAACTCCACGTGGCGGGTGGAGAATAAGAGAAGATGTATTAAAATCTTTTGGACTGGGTGAGAAAAATGACAAAGATAAGTAAATATTTTAAATACAAATTTTTATCTGGACATATAAATATTTTTAATATAACTATTTATGGGCGTAATGCTATGCATTGGGGAATTAATATATATACTAAAAAGTATGGATATATTTGCTTTAGACTTCCGCTCCCATGTTTTGGGAAATGGTGGCCTTTATATTTATATTTTAGTCCAGATGCAACACCAAGTAAATCAACTTTTTTTATCGGGAAAAATGAAGATTTAATAGACTGGTCAACTTCTAGAATTAGATACCAATATTTAGGACATAATTATGATATAGAAGCAAATAGAAAAACATTAAATTCAATAAAATATTTTTATCCTGGTAATAATAATATTATTATTGATTTGTTGAAAAGATCAAAAGCAGAAATAAAAGCATATTATTTTCATTATGGATTCAAGGAAGCTGAGAATGAATTATTAATATCAGACTTAGAAAGATATATAAAATTATATTCAGAAGAGGAGGAGAATGATGAGTAACTTAATTATTTTGAAAAATATTTTTAATAAAGCATTGCTACATAGAAAAGTTAAAGTATTAATTAATGCTGATATTTACGTTGATGGCATTATTATAAGAATTTCTGATGATAATATAATAATACAATTATCTAAATTTAATTCTAAAGAAATTTCTTCAAAGATAAAACAATGTTATTTAGAAAAATCTAACCAATTTAACATTACAATTGATGAGGCTTTATGTTATAACTTTGTAGAGGTGGTTTAAAATGATAAAAAAAAGCTTTAAATATAATTTTGCTCAAAATAGAACTACGATAAATGTTGAGAAAAAAATTACAAAAAATAATTTAGATAAAATTAAAACAAGTAAACATTTTAATTATGTTGCAAGTAACAAAAAAAATTTTATTTTTACATTTGATGGAACATTAAACAAATGTATAGAATTATTTGATAAGCTTTTTCTTAATGAAAAAAATGATACAATTAAAAAAAAAGAAAAGGGGAATGATAATGAAAAAAACAATTGTATTAACAATGATTTTATTATTAATGATAAGTAATATATGTTTTGCTTCCTTGTGTGACTGCAAAGATAAGATAAAATATATAGTAAGTAATGAAATGGATTTTAATAAAACTCAAATTATTATTGGAAAAGATTTTAACAAAATCTTCTTAGAAAAAGGTGACTGGATCACAAAAAGCATACCAATAAATGTGGAAGATAATAAAATAATAATAAAAATAAAAATAAAAGATAAAAAATGGAAAATAATTGAAAATAAAACTCATGAATTAAAGGCTGGGAGAAATATAATTTTGATAAATTATATTGATGAAAACGACAAAAAATTAAATATAAAGATTGTTATATATTTATGTACAAAACCAACAGATGCGCCTACATCAACACAAACTGATATAATGACATCTACACCTACAGATACAGATACGCCTACAAATACGCCTACAGATACGCCTATACCTACAGATACTAATAGTCCAACAAATACACCAAATATTACACAATCACCAATACAAACAGAAGGGGATCAACTACCACAGACAGGAGAAGCAAGCAACATTTTATTTATAATATTATCAATATTATTATTATTAACAGGTATTTATTTTTTATTAAAGGATAAAATTCATAAAAATAATATATAATATGTTATAATACAATGTGAAAATAATATAATTTCATGATAATAAGAAGTTTTTTCAATGCAGTTTTCCCAAATAAAAGGATCTTAAAGGGTCCTTTTATTTTGCAATTATTGATATAATATAAATTAAAATATTATAAAATATTAATAATTGGAGGATAAAATGAGTATAGTTAAAATTTCAAAAAGCGGAATACTAACCGTTGATAAACGATTTTTTGAAAAAGTTGATAGCAATAAAATACCAAATAAAATGTATAAGGTATATGGTGAATATAATAACTATTACTACGACTTATATACTGTAAATAAATTAAATAACAAGACGATAAAGGTCGAATTTACTGATAACATGAATAGAAATACAAAATTCCTAAGTTTTCCTAATTTAATTATTAAAAGCTATAATTATATAAATATACATATCCCTATAAAAGTTCATAGGGATTTTAATAAACATTTATATTGGAGTGTTGAGAACTTTGAAAAAGATTCAAAATCATTTTATTTAAGAAAAAGATCTTTCGAAGAATACGAAGAATATAAAATAAAAAGAATAAAAAATAAAATATAGGCTATATAGCCTTTTTTTATTATTATATAATTTACATTGTAATTTATTGCAATTTATGATAATATATTTATAGGAGGTGTATGATGATAGATTTATTAAATCAAAAATGTCCTTATTGTGGAAGCGACGCAGTTATAAAGGACAGCAAAGAAATTTATGGAAAAGATTATGGTTATGTATATACATGTCGTAATTATCCTGAGTGTGATGCTTACGTTGGTTGCCATGGAAATACACAAGTACCAATGGGAACTATAGCAAACAAAGAATTAAGAGAATTACGCCATGAAGCTCATGAATACTTTGATGCATTATGGAAATTAAAAGTAAAAAAAGGTGTTTACAATGCTAGATATCTGGCATATACATGGCTTAGTAGCAGAATGAAACTAAAATTAAATCAAACACATATAGGAATGTTTGACAAGAAAAAAACGAAAAAATGTATAGAAATATGTAAACCTCATTATTATAATTTAAAAAAGAAAGGATTAATATAATGGAAAAGGAAAAAAAAATAGATCAAACAGATCAAATAAGGATATTGATAGATAGTTCTATCAAGAAAAAGTTTAAAACAAAATGTCATAAAAATTGTATGGACATGTCTAAATTAATAAAGAAATGGATAATGGAATATATTAAAGATGAGGAGGTCGAAAAATGGTAACAAGTCAAATAAAAATAGCTAAAAGCGGATATAATTATTTAAGAATAGAAAAAAATGGAAAAGCTTTTTGTATTTTTGAAACACAAGATTATATTATTTTAGACATAGCCATAAAAATTGACAGTCTTCCAACATTGGAAGACATACAAAAAGAGCTAAACGATGATACTTATATGTTTTTTTACGATAGTTATAAAAATAGAAATGAGTTAAAAGAAGAAAGCGAACAATATGATGAAATGAATAGTCCTTACATTGGGTTTTGTCATCATGACAAACCGGATTTTAATGTTTATAATGGTCGTGAAGAAGACGACGAGTTTGATTTTATGGATAATGAAGAAGAGAACGATTTTTGGGATACTTTGTTTAATGATTTTTTTTGGTAGAAAGTGTAAAAAATAATAAATTGTATGGAGGAGTTTTAAATGTTTAAAGTTGGAGATAAAATTATAATCAGAAATGATAAGGACAATTTATATTATATATGTGGAATTATAAATCATCCCACTGAAAAATTAAAAAAAGATGTATTTGATGGGTTAATACTAGATACTTCATCATTTTGGAAAAATGAACTAAAAGGATCAATTTATTTAATTGGAAAAGACAATCATTATATTATTATAAGCGGTAATGATTATTATGTATTCACAAATGATTATAATGAAATGGAGTTGATAAGATGAAATGGAAGAAAGTCAAGAAAAATAGAAAGAAAGATTTAATTAGAAAATTTTACAAAAAGCCTAATAATGAGGAATTGGATTATATAATAAAAAAATTAAAAGAGGGAGGGAAAAGAATTGGATAATTTAGAATTAGCAAAACAAGAAATTAAATTGATAGATTATGTAGATGGATCTAAAAATAAAAAAGGAAAATACACTTTTGTTAATCCATGTCCTATTTGTGGACATCATGACCACTTTGCAATTGACAATAAAAATACATGGGTTAGTTTTTCGAAATGTGGTAGTAAATACAATGGTGGATCTATTGTTCAACTGTTGTGTGAAATAGAATATTATGACGAGAAAGCAGCAATTAAAAAGGTTCTTGAAATGGCTGGAAGGAATGAAATAAAAATCAGCCCTAACCAAATTAAAAAGGCAAAGACTGAAAAAGAAGCTTTAAATTTCAAAATACAAAAACAAAAAACCATTATTAATAAATGTTATCATAAATTATGTAAAATGTTAATTGCGTTAAGGCAAATAAAAAAAGATGCTTTACTTACATGGTTATGTAATTTTTTAGATTCTTATACAGATAAATATATTACTGCATCTTCACACAAGGAATTATATGATTTGTGTTTGAATTTCAAATCTGAGTTACATTATAGTTACATTAATTTTTTATCATATGAAAATGAATTAAATTTAATTTTGGAAGAGGTAAAAAATGGATAATAAAGATTTGTATAAATGGTATATTGATCGTAAAATTTGTCCATGTTGCAAAAAGCGTAAAATTACAACTAATCATAAAAAATGCCCTAGGTGTTTATATAATGATAAAATTTATAAAATTAAAAAAAGAGGTAAAAAAATAAAATAAAAATACCTCAGTTTTTAAAAATGTACTACAACCAAGTAATACCAACAGATACAGCGTTTTTAAAACAAACATCTTGAAAGCCTTGATATAACAGGCTTTCATTTTTTTTTATTCATTTGTAGACTTTCTATTTTTGATAAGCGAACATTTATAAGATAAAAAATATAAATCGTCTATAAAACATCCATATTTTAAAAACCTCTATAATAAGGCTTTATGATATACTAAAAATAAAAAATAGGAGGTATTTTAAATGAATACTGAAAAAGTAAATATAAAGGCATCAATGGGGGGTTTTGGTGGAATAGTTAAAACAACAGGCACTACAACAGGTAATTTTTGCGCAATAAAAGCCCTAGAGGATAGCATTGTAACAGCAATTGGAAACATAACAGATTTAACATCAACTACAATTCTTGGTGGTGACATTATCCCCGGCGAATTTACAAGCGTTGAGGTTACAAGTGGCACAGTTATTTTATATTATAGTGTAGAGGGTGTTTAATTATGGTAACTAATATTCCTTTAAATAAAATTAGTTTAGCATCTGGAGGATCCACCGTTAAAAGACATTTTATAACAACTTGGAAGACTGATAATGTTGGTACAAGTGAAGATAACGAAATATCATTACCTTTTGTATCTGGTGGTAGTTATAATTGTATCGTTGATTGGGGAGATGGCAACAGCGATACAATAACAGTATGGAACCAAGCCGAAACAACACATACTTATTCTTCATCGGGGACTTATACAGTTAAAATAAATGGTCAATGCTGGGGTTGGCAATTTAACAATGGAGGAGATTGTTTAAAACTATTAACTATTAAACAATGGGGAAAAAATTTTAAATTAAATGCGGGCGGTGGGCATTTTTATGGTTGTGCTAATTTAGTAATTAATGCTAAAGATTATTTAGATGTAGGTACAACAACTAATATGGCTCAATGTTTTAGGGCATGTGCAAGTTTAACAACAAACTCTATTAAATTTAGAGATACAAGTAATGTTACTACAATATGGGCAATGTTTTATGGATGTTCAAATTTTAATGGTGATGTATCTTCTCTAGATACATCTAGTGTAAATAGTATGGCTGATGTTTTCGGAGAATGCAATAAATTTAATCAACCTTTGAATGATTGGGATACCTCAGAAGTTACAAGCATGTATGCAATGTTCTATAATGCATATGTTTTTAATCAAACATTAAGTAATTGGGATACTTCTAAAGTTACTGATATGCGTTATACATTTTATGGGTGTACAGCATTTAACCAAGATATTAGTAACTTTAATATTGAAGCTGTCACACAAATAAATAACATGTTATCTAATGCTACAAGTTTTTCAACAAATAATTATGATAATTTCTTGATTGAAATAGCTACAAATCAAGATGTTACAAATAGTTTAACTTTTCATTGTTCGTCTTATTATACACCTGGTGGTGAAGCGGCATCCGCAAGAGCTGATTTGATCTCTACGGATTTATGGACAATTAATGATTTAGGTGAAGCGGCATAATTTATGTTATAATAATATTGTAGTTTTTTTCAAGGCTTATTGCTCCAATTTTTGTGTTGTATTTTTTGAAAGAGGATCTTTAAAGATCCTCTTTTTGGTTTTTCATAAATGTATTTATTTCTTTTTTTATAAGTTTTTCATTGTTTTGTATTATTTTATCCAAATAGGCATGTGATACAAAATTATAATTAACATAATAAACTTTTATTTCACATGCTGATATTCTTTTTATTTCTTTATTTATTTGAATTGAAATATCTTTTACTATAAATAAATCATTTGAATGACATCTTATTGCCTCTAATATAATTTTAAAAATTTCATCTTTTGATGTATTATATGGGTAGTGAATGCTAATATAAACGCCTTTTAATAAATTATTAATCATTTGCAACATCCTCCATAATTCTAATCAATCTATTAATTATTTTCATGTCAATTTTTTCTGTGGTTTTATCTTGTGGAAAACATACACCATTTTGATGTCTGTATGTTTCAAACTCTAGTTCAAAATTTTTTGATTTCTCATTAAAACTTAAATTTACATTTAATATTTTTCTTTTATCCATGATTTTTCATCCTTTCATAAATTATACTTTCTTTTTCTTATTTCATTGACTGCATGTTCCAATTTCTTTTCAAATGTAAAATATTTATTATTATCTATATTTATAGTTTTTTCTAGTCTTTTTAATGTACTTGTAATTTTACCTTGTAGAGTATAATAATTACTGATTTCTTTATCACAACCCATTTGATTTATAAAAATTTCTATTTCAATCAAATTATCTAACATTTTTAAATTCATGACTTTTCATCCTTTCATATTTTTTAATTCATTTAATAAGTATTTATCAATTTCTTTTTTAAATTCATTTATAAATTCATTTAATAACCCTTTATCAATTTCTTTTTTATATTCATCATCTGAACAATGAATTTGAACTGTTTTTCTATCCCATGAATGACTAAAGCAATAATTATCATTATCATTATTAAGCTTTTCCAATTTATTTCTATATATTTTTCTCATTAAATCATCATTTATATATTTATCATATTTACTCATTTTTTAACTCCTAATATATTAAATATGTCTTCCATGGTCCAGGCAACACCACCGCCAAAACCATTTTTTTTCATTACTTCCAAAAAATGTAATTGCTTTTTGCTTGGTTTATTTCTACCAACTTTTAATTCTATAAAATATGTTTTTCCATCTTTAAGTATAATTAAATCTGAAAAACCAACAGGCAAACCAGTGTCAAACCATCGCCCATCATACATTTTTACCTTGCCAACATTTGTTCTAAAACTAATGTAACCTAGGTTGCTTAATTCCTTTCGAACTTGATTTTGAAATTCATGTTCACTCATTATTTTAGATACCTCCTTAAACTATTATATTTTGATGGAATTTCAATATTTATATCTTTTGCTTTATGTATGCACCACATAAACTTATACCCTTCTTTTTTTTGGATCCTTTGTAAATCTTCAAATTTTATTTTTAATATATTTTTTCTTTCTTCCATCTTATGAAATAACCAACCAATTTTATATTCTTTCGCCTCTTGAAAGTCAATAAGGTCTGACAATGTAGTTATTTTTTTATAATATTTCATAGGTTTTGTTTTTAGTGCTTTTTTGATACGTTCTTGTGTGATCTCTTCTAATTCGATGTTTTCATTTGTATCTAATTCTTTTCTCTCAGAAACAAATGTATATCCACAATGTGGACATGTTTTTAAATGATTTTCAATCATTAAATAACATCCTGGACATTGTTTTATTTTTTCTTCTTCATCTTTTTTCTTTTTCTTTTTTTCCAAATCATTTAGTGTCCATTCAAAATCATGGTCAGGCAAACCATGTTCAAAACAATTTCCTACATGGTCAATTATTATAGCTTGTTTTCCTGGTTTATATCTCATAGACCTCATTGACTGTTGAATGTATAAACTTAAACTTTTAGTAGGTCTAAGTAGTATTACACATTCACAATCAGGAACATCAAAACCCTCACCAAACAAATCTACATTACATAAAATATCAATTTTATTTTTTCTAAAATCTTCAATTGCTTGTTCTCTTTCTTTTTTTGGTGTATTTCCATCTAAATGTTTTGATGATATACCATTATTAATAAATTCTTCGCTGGTTGCTTTGCTTGCCTTTACACTTGCACAATATACTATTGTTTTTTTACCATTTGCAAATTTTTTATAATTTTTAATTGTATTACCATATATCATTGATTTTTCCATCAAATCATTAACTTCATTATTTTTAAAATCACCTTGTCTAATATGCAATTTGCTTGTATCTACAAGCTTTATGCTATATAATTTATATGGTGAAAGCCTATTATTATTAATGAGCCATTTTACAGAAGGGCCTATTAATAATTTATCATATATTGGATGTAACCCTTTTCCACCTAAACGAATTGGGGTTGCCGTAAATCCTAGTTTTACGGCATTTGGAAAATTATTATAAATGTGTTTATAGCTTTTCGCTAAGCAATGATGATTTTCATCAGTAATTATTATTCTTGGTTCCGGTTCAGATTTTAAATTTCTTGTTATTGTCTGAACCATTGCAACTTTACATAAATCAAAATTTACACCACATAATTTAAATGTTTTCTCTATCTGTTCACATAATTCCTTTCGATGTACTAAAAATAGTACTCTGTTACCTTTTTTATTTGCCATAGCTGTTAGTTTACCTTGTATGATTGATTTTCCACTCCCACAAGGTGATACAACACATATGTTTGAATGTTCTCTAATATTTTTTTTTATTTGTTCAATTATATTTTTTTGATAATCATATAAATTAATCATTTTTTTAAACCTTTCTATCTATTTTTAAAATAACTTCCATCTAAATATTTTTTATTGCCAGATTCTTCAACATAACACGAAAAACATAAACCATTTTTTTTATTTTTTAATTCTCTTTCTTCAATAGCTCTTAACCATCTAGAAAATAAATCAATTATATAAATTCCATAATGTTTTAAATTTTCTCTAATACCCATTTCTACAATATTACTTTTAAAAGTTCTATTACATTTATCACACTTTAAATTAATCATTTTTAATACCATCCCTTTCTACTTCATCATAATTCATTCTAATATTGCTTTTTATTTCTATATTCCCATGAAAATTATTATCAAGGATTTTTTCATTTATTAAATCTTTAATTTTTTCTTGCCATGAAATATTCTTATAATGTCTCATTTTGCAATATTTACTTTGTTTATTTTCTTTTAAATTAATTATATTTCTTATAAATTCTTTTACTTGTTTATATCCTTGCATTTTTATATTTTCAACTTCACAAAACATCTTATAAAAATTTTTAAATTCATTTACAGTAATAAAGCTTTCTTCTTTATCATCAATATAACAATATTCATCGAAAAATAGTTCTAAAGAATTATTATCTTTTCTATAAGTGTCTAACTCTGTAATAGTTTCTTTTGTTTCGTTGAATTGAAAATTATTTCTTTTCAATTCAATAAAGCTATCAATAGCCCAGCTTGCAATTATATCGGCTTCCTTTTCTAAAATTATTTTATCTAAATTTGAAACTGTTTTATTTTCAGGAACTTTTTTGTTAAATGGAATTATAATACATCTTCTTAAAAACGCGCCTGTTTTGTCGTTTACATTTGGTAACATATTCGTTGCAAATACTTGTTTGGCTGTTAAATTACATTCAAATGGATTTACATATAATGGTCTAACTGTTATACTTTCATCACCTGTTAACTGTAATATTTTTGATGTGTTATCAATAAAATTTTGACCTATATCGCCGCAAATATTAATACTTTTTCCAACTAATTGCGCTAAATATTCCCCTTTTTGTAAATCTTCAAGATTTATACTTGAGGTGAAATCTCTTGAAAATAAACCCTTCATTATTTTTAATAATGTGCTTTTTCCTGTTCTTGGAATACCTTTTATAATAAACATTTTTTGAGCGTCTGTATATGAAGTCAAACAATATCCTATTATTTGTCTAATTAAATTTATTAAATTATCACTACATCCAGAGTCAAGTAAAAATTTATAAAAAATTGTATCCCCTATATTTTGAGCATTGTGATAATTAGCTTTTGTTTGACATGTTGAATATATTTTAGTCGTGTGTGGTTCTAATTGACATGTATCTAAGTTAAAAAAACCATTTTTAAAATTTATTAAATTACTTGGATTAATTTTATTTATATCTACAAATGAATCAATCATTATCATTTTTTCAGTGTCTTTTATATTTTTTACAGCGTTTGGATCGCTAAAACTAATATATTTTGAAATTCCTTTTAATATTGTTTTGCTTTCTTTGTATACTCCATTTCTATATACATATGGATTGTCACCAGCAAAATAAATTAAATTATATTTATTAATTAATTTATTTGATAATATTTTAGAATAAAATTTATTTATATTTCCATCTTTAAAATTATAATAATCGTCCTGTTGTATATCATCATTTAAAGGTATAAACTTTTCTAGTTGTAATTTTCTTTGATTTAAATCATTTTCTAGTTTTTTAATCTTGTCTAATAAATATTTATTTTCTTCTTTTAGTGTTTCAATATTATTCATTTGTTTTTCTTTTAAATCAATAACTTTATATTCTTCCATCCCTAACCCTCCTTACATTTTTTAGGTTTACATATTACTAATTTATTTTTTTCTATTTTTAACTCTACTATGTCATTTATTGACAAAACATCTAATATCTTTTTGTCTAATATAATTCCCTTAGAATTTCCAATTCTATTTAATTTTTTTACCATTTTTAGCCACCTCCAATATTATTTATGTTACTAACAACTATATAACATATAATGTTATTGGTCAATATATTTTATCGAAAAATATATTAAAACATATATTTACAAAAAAACAATACACATGTTATTAAAAATCGGTACAAAAACACTCTTGACGTTACACATATTGATATCACTAGTGTATGTACAGTTTTACATTAAAATCGGTACAAAAATGAAAATTTTTGTACCAGTGTGTAATTTAGTAATAGATTAAAAAAAATCAAAATCGGTACAAAAATACATTTTTTTTTATAAACTTTTAAAAATTTAAAAAAATCTAAACATATGTATATGTAAATATATATATTAAAGGTTTGTAAAAATTTTTGTATTTTTGTACCGATTTTTTATATTTTATTTATTTTAGATAGCTAAAGACTGGTACAAAAATGATGTATTTTTGTACTGATTTTTGTATTTTTTCTATAAGCTACATTTCCCTAGGGTTAAAAAAAATGTTTTGTCAAAGGCATTTTTGTACCAAAAAACGTCAACTAAACATCTATTTGTATTACATTTAATTTCATTAATTACATTTATTGGATATGTTTACAATTTATTGTTTTTTTGAATTTTACATTTTTTGTAATCTAGTCTAGTTAACTTTTTATTCCTAATTTTGGATAAAAATTCACACAAGGAAAAAAATAAAGTTGATTCCTTGTGTGAAATATATTTTTAGAAAAAAAATCTCTCTTTAGGGGAGAGAAGTTAAATTAACTATGAATTTTTTACTGATTTGTTTAAGTTATTAGTAATATTAAATTTGATACAAGTATAACACAAAATGAAACAAAATGAAACAAAACGCTTGTTAATTTGTTAAAAAAAGTTTAAACTAAAAATATATATTGTGGATAAGGAGAAAAAAGCACATGAACAATGAAACTTTCTTAATGATATTAGAGGAATTAAAGTATATTAGAATCAAAGTTGATAATATAGAATCAAAAATGATAACTAAGGAAGAATGCAAAGAAAATATGGAAAGTTGCCCAATATTAAAAAAAAAGAAATAAATATAAAACATATTGGAGCAATTGGGGCAATAATTCTTGGTCTATTAGGAATATTGGTCCAGTTGTTAGGAATATATAATAAGTAGGAGGAAATTATTAATGATTGAAAGAACATGTAAATCATGTAGTAAAAAGTTTATGATTCCAGAATGTATCGAAACTGGCGCAATGCCAGACTATTGCGATCCATGTCTAGAAAATTTAAGCAACCAGTTTGATAAATTTAAGGAAGCCGAAGAAATAGCAGTGAAAAATACTGGAATATCAAATTATACTTCTTATGCTCTTCCAACAATGCCAGTTAAGGAACAGGAAAATATTTCATATAATGAGTCAATGAAAAGAGAACTTGAAAGTCTAGAAGATGAAAAAATAACATATAAAGGCGTAGATCTTGGAGGCGAAGAGGAAGACATTTGTTTATACGATAAAATTAAACAAATAGTTATAAACTATTTAAAAAGATATGATTTATATGTTGAAGATACAACGTTGATTGATGATTTGTATAAGATGTTTAATGAATACCAAGAAAAGTCAAATAAAAATTATCATATGATAATTGAGGATCTTATTGATAATTTAAAATATACAAATGATAAATTATCAAAAGAAAATGGCTTTATGTGTAAAGATGTTTCTAATTTATTGCTAAAAAATGAAGATTTAAAATTAAAATTAAAAATGATTAAAAAATTAATGGAGGATTAAAGATTATGAATGATAAAAAACCAATATTTCAAGTGCCGCAAATAGGAAAACAACAAGCACAACAGAGAATACAAACGATAATGTATGAAAATTTAGATTGGATTAGGATAGTAAAAACATCGGGGAAGGATTTTATTTATTTTACTGATGAAAACAAAGATGCTGAAATTTTAAAAATAGATGGTTTATTAGTAAAAAAATTGGCTCTTTGCATAGAACCGCAAACACAAATAATGTATATTTTGAAGAAAGGCAAACAGGAAAATAACCCAAGTGTAACACAGGATTTAATTTTGGCTAATATTGATCCTAATAAAGTTCCTATTGTTCAAATTACTTGGGGCAAATCCAAGAAATATGAAGAGGCTGAAAAAGTAATAGGGATTACATTATGTATGGATATGTGAGGTATTATTAAATGATAGAAAACAAAGAGTATGACAATAAACTAATGGAAGCAATGGCAAGTTTATCAAAACAACAGAAATTTATGGCTATTGAGAAATATGGCCATTTTCATAATATACATGAATTTTTTGCAGTCTTAAAGGAAGAGATGGAAGAGGCAGAAAATGATTTTAGTAAAATAAATACTCAATCAAAAATTATGTGGTTAGAAATAAAAAAGGATGAAAGTATTGATAATCATGTTAATGAAGTACACAAACTAACTTTTAATTGTATTAAGGAATTAATCCAAGTTATGGCTGTATGTGATAAATATTATATGATGGAGGATGAATCTAATAAATAATGGATGGCAGTGATAAAGAATTTTATCTTTCAATAATATGTATTATTTTATTATATATATGCATAAAGTATTTTTTAAAGGATGGAGGAGAGTAATAATGAATAACTTTGAAGGTATGATTATTAGTTTGAATAGAATAAAAGGCGAAGTTAGAAAAGATTTGGAGGCCGGTAAATGTAATCAAGATCTAGAATGTATACAATTAAAAGAGCGACAAATAAATGATTTGCAAGAGTGTATTTCTAGATTATCAAATCTAAACGAAATTAATTCATATGAATATTTTAGGTTGAATATGAATAATGATCCAGATATTTTATTAGGATGGCATAGTAATATATCATCTTGGATAATGGATAACTTAGGTATAGTTGCTTATGATGTTAGAAATGAATTGGCACAAAAATTTATTAAAAGGTTTTTTGACATTGATTATGATTGGGTAAAATTAGTTAACCCAAATAATAGGACATATTCAGCCGATAATGGGGAGGGTTTTAAAAAATGACAAATTGGTTTAATAGATTATGTAAGATAGTTGCTTTTATTATAATTGCGTTTATGCTGTTTATTTTATTGTGGCTTGCTTTTATTCCAGATGATGAAAGCAGCACAACGCCAATTGAAACAATGAAGACGGATGAAGGCCCAAATGTTGCAAAAAATACAACAGTTCCCAAGGAAGTAAAAGCACCTTTTGAAATTAAAACAGATATTGAAGGATTAAACATAGAAATAACTAAAATAACAAATGAGGATCTTTTAAATATCCATGTAAAATATAAAAATAATACTGGGAAGTTATTGGACCTCACTACATCTTTATGTAAAATTGTAGCTGATGGAAAACAACAGGATGAGCCAAACGATGCTTTTTTGGATTTAAATAGTGATCCATTATATGAGTTAGAAAATGGTGTAACTTATGAACAAATAATCCCATTTGATAAAGTAAAGAGTAATACATTTAATTTGGTCCTTGTGTGTAATTATGAGGAATATAGGGTTAATAATATAATTGTTGGTGAGGTAGACATTAATGAGTGATTATAAATTTATTGAGCAATTTAAAATAGAAATAGTAAATCAAATGATAGAACTAGGTTTAAGTAAAGAAGATAAAGCAGTAATAAATAAATATATAAATGCTTTTATTGGTGAGGTTGAACATAATATTGAAGAATGTTTGAATGATATAAAAAGGATTGAAAAATCACACAAGGAAGAATTAGAAAAACTAAATAATTTAATTATTTCTATCAAAACTTTAGTTAATAGTTATGAGTATATTAAAAATAAGGAGAGTTAGATGACAGAAAATACAATAAATAAAGAAGAGCCGACAGCATATGAAATAAGAAAAATAATCCTAAATGATGGTACGGAGTTGGATATTAATAAAATTACCCATGCGGCAATTGTAAAAGATCGCCGCGATGGTGATAATATAGAATTTAAAATAACTTATTGTTGCAAGGAAAAGGATGAATTATTAGCTTTATCAAATGAATGTACTTTGATGGCATATGCTTTTAAATTTATGCATAAATATAATATAGATTTTGAAGAAGCAACTTTTATGTATGATGAAATGTTAAAGGAAGCTAAGAAAAGGAAAGGTGTTGATTTATAATGAATTATTTTCAGCATTTAATAAAAAATTGGAAAGTAGCGTTTCATAGTTTAAATGATTTTTTAGAACATTTTATTCATGGCATATTCCCTTTTATATCATGGAATCATTACCATGATTGAAAAAAATTATTTTAGAAAGTGGCTTCTATTTAATACTGAAATAAAAGTATTAAATAGCAGAAAAGCAAAAATAATACATAAATGTGATTATTCTAAATTTATTGAAAAAAGAAAGGAAGCTAAGAAATGAAAAATTATATAGGTAGTAAGATCATAAAGGCTGAAAAAGTAACTTTTAGAAAATACTTAGAAAAAAAATACGGTCCGGACTTTGAATATGGAGCAAATCATCATTATTTATTAGATGATCTTGTATATATGGTAATTTATCCACCAATAGGAAAAGAAGAAAAGCCTTATATTTCAATGTCACCGGTCGAAGTTTTTGAAAAGGCATATAGAGAAATAGAAGATAGCGAAATATCGTTAATGTTAGGTGATTAGAGTTATAAATAATATTGTGGATAAAATGTTAATAAAATGTGGATAAACAGGAGGTGTTTGATTTGGCAACCCAACAAATTAATTTAGAGGCAAAAATAGATACTAAACAACTGGATCAAGCAATAGAAAAGGCGAAGGAGTTGAAAGAATTAACTAAAGGAATGACATATCAAAATAGACTTAAAAGTCCTGTTGTGTGGATAACTGTATTATCTGGTCTATTAGCAATTTTAGGCGAATGGGGATTATACCAAAAGATAGGAATTGATAAAGAAGTCATACAACATACAATTACTTTTATAATTAGTTTATTAGTTTTGTTTGGAGTTTTAAACAATCCTAATTCACCAAAAAAATTTTAGGATAATGTATATAAAAATACTTGAAGAGACTGAGGAAAACAACAGAGCATATATGAATATTTACAGCAAAAAAATAACATTATTTTTAAATGGAGAATATTGTATAAAATATTATTTACAAAATTGTTGGTTTAAAATAATAATGCTCTTGTATAAGTATAAAAAATCTTATATTTCTACGAAAAAAAGTTTTACAACAAATGAAATATTAGAAATATTATATCCTTTAGATTTAAAAATTAATGATAGTTCAATAAGATTTTATATTTCTCAAATAAATAAATACCATGAAATAATAAAGAAAAAACATGGATATTCAAGAAATAAAATTAAAACAAAATATTATTTGGAGGTATAAACCTTGAAAAAAATAAAAATTGCTAAAATTGAAAAAGATGCAGCTTTATTAAAATGGGAAAATGGTGAAATATCAACAAATGATTTGGAGCAAATATATAAAAATATAAATGAAAAATATGATACTAATTATAAAATTATATGGTCAAAAATTGAATAATAATTAAGAATTGAAGGAAGCTGAGAATAAAAAGAAAGAAGGGTTTTAAATGGCAAAAAAAGTTTATTTAAGTCCATCAGCCCAGGAAAATAATATAGGGGCAGATAATTATGGTAGCGAAGAATTTAGAATGAATCAAGTTGCCGACATCGTAGAACCGCAATTAAAAAGGCATGGTGTTATTGTAAAAAGGAACAGCCCATCAATGTCATTAAACAGTATAGTAAAAGATAGCAATAATTTTGATCCAGATTTACATCAAGCTATCCATTCTAATGCATATAATAAAACATCAAGAGGCTGTGAGGTTTTTTGTTGGAAAAAGGGAAAAGGTTTATTAGGAGAAGTTTTGGCAAATAATATATATTTAGAAGTTGCTCAAATTACTCCGACTTCTGACAGAGGAGTAAAAGAAGCTTATAATTTTTATGGTGCTGGCAAGCATATGTATGAAATAGCAAATACTATAAAACCAGCTTGTTTAGTTGAAGTTGACTTCCATGATAATAAACAGAGCGCAAAATGGATAATAGAAAACATAGAACCTTTAGGAATAGCAATTACTAAAGGAATATTAAAGACTTTAAAAATTGACTGGATTCCAGAACCTATTATAATAGATGGATATGTTTATAGGGTTGTAGCTGGAAGTTACAAAATTAAAGAGAATGCATTAAAACAACAAAAATTATTAAAACAAATGAATATTGATTCATTTATAGAAGCACATAAGATTAATTAAAATTTGCTATAAAGTATCAAGATATGTTATAATTTATATATCAACACTCTTTCAAAATTGTCTTAAAATTTTATTATCCTTTTGATAAGGTTTATATATAATAATTTGTCCAAAACCAAAAAAGCCCTAGTTTTAGGGCTTTTTTCGTGTTCAAAAAAAATATAAAAATTTAAAATATATGTTGACAAATTATTATATGCGTTATATAATTATATTGTAGTCAAGCAACACAAATAATAATCAAAAGGGGATAGGTAATATGAAATATTTAGAAGTTATTGATAACTATAATAAGGATAAAGTATGGTGTGTAAAGGTTTACAATAGGGGAGAGGTTTATTTTAATCAAAAAATTAAAGGGAATTTACTTAATTCCAGATATCAAAGAACTAATAAAAAATATTTAAATGAAATATTGGAAAGAAATATCAATGAAATAATAGCAAATGACGAAAGAGAAGAGGACCCAGATGAATATATGGGACAGGACGGAACATTACATACATTTGAAGATATTAACCCATATTGGGAAGAACAAAGAATGCTCGATGATTACCACTATAGAGTTGAAAAGGAAATACAAGACGAAATTGACGACGAACCACTACCATTTTAAGGAGGAAATGAAATGTATAAAATAAATGAGTATGTTGATGGCAAATTTATCGGTTGCCATCTAACATCAAGAATAAAAGCGAAAATAAACGAAAAACTTTACAGGATGTATTTATCTATACAATTTATAATTGATGAAAAGTTAATTGATTATAAAGAAGGAACATATATTAAATATACTCACAAAGATTCAAATTGTGAGGTAAAAATTGAAGGAGTTAACTAATATGAATAGTGTAATAATGTTTAAACAAATTTGTTTTTTAATATTTTGTGGGGTATTAACTCCCACAAGTGTAATAATATTCAAACATTTAGTAATTGATAGGAGGAATAATAATGAAAAAATTTAACCAGGATTATTTTAGATATATTTTAAGACAAAAAAATATAAAAATAAAAGAAGTTGCTTCCTTGTGTGATTTATCTCAATCACAATTTAATAGACTTATAAGAACTGAGTCATTAAAATTATGGCAAATAAACAAGATATTAAAGATGTTAAATAAAGAATATGAGGAGGTTTTTAGATATGAAAAGTGAAAACAAAAAAAATGAAATAACTGATAAAGAAATTGAAGATTTAAAAAAAGAATTGGATCAACTTATAAAAGATTATGAGAAATTTATAGAAAGTTTATAATATGCCTTGACAAATTATATAATGCGTCGTATAATTATTATATAAACTAATTAAATTTTGGAGGTTTTTGAAATGGATAAAATGGATAATAAAAATATGGAGTTGTGGGAACAATTTAGAAGTGTACCGGATGAAGCTAAGAAAAAAATAACAGCCGGGAATTTAAGAGGAAAATCGGATATAAATCCGGTTTGGAGAATTAAAAAATTGACTGAAATGTTCGGTCCTGTTGGTTTTGGATGGTATACCGAAACTATAAAAGAATGGACAGAACCGGCGGCAAATGGAGAGATAGCGTATTTTATAAGAATTAATTTATATTACAAGTATAATGGTGAATGGTCAAAACCGATCGAGGGTGAGGGTGGAAATATGTTAGTAAATAATTTTCCAAATGCGGGGATGAAAACTAATGATGAAGCTCTAAAAATGGCGAAAACGGATGCGATAAGCGTCGCCTGTAAAAGCCTAGGAATAGCGGCCGATGTATATTTTGAACAGGATACATCAAAATATACAAATAGCAAAAATTTTGACACTGCAGATAAAAAACATCCATCACCTGGGACTTATCAATCAATAGATAGAAAAGGAGAAAAAGTTACTATTGAAGACACTGACAAAATAGTAACTGAAAAGCAACTAAAAAGGCTTTTCGCAATAAGCAAGAAAACTTTGTTATCAGACGACGACATAAAAAAAGATATAAAAGAAAGATATAACTACGACACAAGAAAGCAGTTTAAAAAATCTAAATATGATGAGTATTGTGATTATCTTGAAAGTTTAGTCGATGATAAGTTATTCGAGGAATTATCAAGTTTATTGGTAGAAAAAAACAAAAAAAACAGCGATTTAAACGGATTTTTGGAAAAATGGGGATTAGATTCAATCTCAAGACTCAGTAAAAAACAGGTTAGCAGTATTATGACGAGATTAAACAAAGTTGAGGTAAAAAAAGAAAAGTAAATGACCTTTGTAAATGTGGGGGGCTGATTTTACCAGTCCTTTACAAAGGTAAAATTTCTCACTTAGAATGTATTGAATGTGGAAAAGCAATTATATGTGATTTGAATTATATTCAAAATATGCCTTGACAAATTATATAATGCGTTATATAATTATATTGTAGTCAGGAGGTGAGAACATTGACAAAAGAATTAGATGTTTACTGCTCAAAATGTGGAAAAAAAATGACATATTTGGGTATAAAGGGAAAAGTAGAAAGATGGGGGTGTATGTGCGGATATATACACAAAATAAAAATCTTTCAAAGAGACTACAAATAGTATAGAAAATGTATAGGGGCTTGTCCCCTATACTCAAAAAAAATATATTGAACATTTTTAATAAACTGATTATATCATTTATATCATAAAATAAAAAAGGAGATTTATATTATGGATATCAGTCAAGATGAATATAAAAATATGATTAAAGAATTAAAAGCATACAAACAAGGTTTTAATGATTTAAAGGAAGCTTTACGATTCTACATAGAGAAGCAAAAAAAGGTCATTAAAACTACAGATAATAAAGATTTAAGAATATCGTGTAGAGGGCAACTTCACGCATATCAATGGATATTAAATAGTGTAGGACATCATTCTTTTATACTGCATGAAAGACATGCAACTAATATAACTAATCATTTATACAAAAGTTTAGAGTTTTACGATGATAAAGAGTAAGGGAATTTTCCCTTACTCTTTCTTTTGTAGGAGGTATTACTATTCATGTATATTAAAATTATATAATAGAAAGATGCTGTAAGCATCTTTTTTTTTGTTTTTGGTATAATCAGTGTATGGAGGTGTTTTTTATGTTGACAAGGAAAAAAGAATTATTTTGTAAAATATATTTAGCAAATGGCTTTAATGGGTCCGATGCCGCTCGTAAAGCTGGATATAAGAGCGTAAATGATAATTATTATTCTAAAAAAGCTTCTAGGTTATTAAAAGAGGAAGAAGTAAAAGCATACATTGAAATGCATAAAGAAAAAGTTAACAATGAATTGGATCAAAAAATTATAGTTACTCAAAAAGAATTATTAGAATATTTATCCCGTTGTGTGAATGGTACAGAGACAGAGGAAATTGTCGTAACTACAAAGGAATGGTATGACAAAATAGAATTAAAAATAAAACAAGCTGATAGATTAAAAGCGGCCCAAATGATATTTAAATATTATAGTCTAGATGATGCAAGCAAAAATCAGAACCAAGAGGAAGACAAAGTTATAATTAATAATGACATACAGCCTATGCCAGATGAAGAAGAAATAAAACCAATAAATGAAGAAGTAGAGGAAGCTGAGAATGAGGAATGTTAATTTATCTAATTTGATAGGAAAAAGTTATAATAATGTATTTATAGATTTAGAAAAGGGGTTACATAGACACTATATTTTTAAAGGTGGTAGAGGGTCATTAAAGAGTAGTTTTGTTTTTATTTATGTAATTTGGGCCATGACTAGAGATGCTTTAAATGGGAAAACCACACATTGTGTTGCATTAAGAAAAGTTAAAGACACATGTTACGATAGTTTATATCAAAATTTCGAATGGGCAATTGAATTATTGGGTGTTAGCGATTTATGGCATGGGACAGTGTCGCCAATGAAATTAAAATTTCGTGACTCTACGATATTATTTAGGGGATCTAATAACAAACAAGATTATAAAAAAATAAAATCAATAAAATTTAAAAAAGGTTTTTGCAAACATGCTATTTATGAGGAATGTGTTGAGTTTTTTGGTATGAATGAAATAGGAGATATAAACAGATCTTTATTTCGTGGCGGATCTGGTGGAATTGCTTATTATATGTATAATCCACCTAACAGTAAAAAAGCTTGGACAAATGTAGAATTTGATGAAAAACTTGATATTCCTAATAGGTATTACCACCATAGTACATACTTAACGGCTCCTAAAGAATGGTTAGGTGATGATTTTATTGAGGAAGCTGAGATTATGAAAAAAATCAATCCAAGGTTATATAATCATGTTTATTTAGGTTTGGTACTTGGTGAAGGATTAGAAATATATGAAAATTTGGAAATAAGAACAATTACAGATAATGAAATTGAAGAGTTTTTTGATATAAGAAGAGGGCTTGATTTTGGATTTACAAAAGATGCTTCATGTTATGGTGATTTGTTTTATAATGAGAATAAACAATGGGTTTATATTTTTGATGAAGTATACGGTCATAGGCTTTCAAATAAATCTCTATATGATAAAATTTATCCTAAGAGTGGTTATGGTTTAATTAGGGCCGATAGTGCCGAACCTAGAACAATAAACGAACTTAGAACACTTGGATTAAATATTATTGGAGCGAAAAAGGGTAAGGATTCAAAAAACCATGGAATTAAATTTTTGTCAGATAGAGCAAAAATAATTATTGATCGCAAAAGATGCCCTTTTATATGTTCTGATTTTGAGTTATACGAATATGAAAAGGACAAAGAAGATAATATAATATATGAATATCCAAAAGAACCTCATGGATCCGCTATGAGTCGGTACGCACTTGATGAAATAATAAGAAGGTCAAAAATTAGATTTGGAGGGGAAAAATGATTACTTTAAATGAAATAAAAGAAATTATTAAAAATGATAAGGAGGAAAAAAAAGATAAATATTGGGCGAGAAAATATTATAATAGAAATCCGAATAAGGAATTTCCATCTATGGAAATGAGTTACGAAAAAGACATAGTTGATAAAAACGGTAAAATTAAAACAATAACTAAAGATAAAAAAACTTTTATGTACACTAATTATGCTAAATTATTAATCAACCAAAAAATTGATTATTGTTTAGCTAAAGAACCAACATTAAGTAATGTTTTTGCTTATTATGAAAATGTAGAAATAGCTGACATGCTTGAGGATCTGACATTAGAGGCAAGTTTAAATATTACGGCATGGCTTTTTTTGTATGTAGATGAAAGCGTTTTAAAATGGATCCTTATTCCCGATTGGCAAATTAAACCTATCTTTGATAAATACAATAAGAAAATTGAAAAAATAATAAGATATTATGAAAC